TCTTCTTGTATGACCAAGGCAGAATAGTTTTTTTATTTTTAAGAAAAGCTTATTCTGCCTTAATTGTACTTATCTATAATTTCAAAAGACTCACTTCTTAAAGCCGTTTTTCTGCAAATTTCTAATGAATGAAATAGTTAAACTGGTTACTTCTTTTTTTGCTATATTAGCCCATTAGAAAGCGGCTTCTTATTTTAAAACCTAAAAAGCCTTTTCTGAAAACGGGTATCAATATGGGTAACTATTTTAGTCACTTATTAAATATATTTTAATTATCATGAGGTTAAGTTCATCATGCTTCTAATGATCGAAAAGAAATATTAAACAAATCTAATAAAATCTAGCAAAATTTATAAATCTACAAATTATTGAAAATTATTAAAAATACAAATCTACGCAAATCTAGACAAACTATGCAAAATCACTAATCTTGAGTATCATTTTGAGTATGGCCCTAAAATTCGAAAACGGATACTCAAGATTTCATGTTAAGCGACTCAAAAATCAGAAGTGCAAAACCAAAAGAAAAGCTTTATAGAATTGGTGATTCGGACGGGTTGTGTATTGAAATCAAACCTAATGGAAAGAAGTATTGGCGCTACCGTTTCCAGTGGCTTAAGAAAACTCAAATGATGAGTTTAGGTGAGTACCCTATTATTGGCTTAGCCGAAGCACGTACAAAACGAGATGAAGCTAAATCTTTAGTGGCAAGTGGTGTGAATCCTGTTGAAGATAAGGAAAAACAAAAAAAGGCTAAACATGATGAGTATGAAAATAGAGTGCTCTTCAAACATGTTGCAGCAGAATATAAAGCTGAAAAATTAAATAATCGTTCAGAGAGATACCAGGAAGCTTTTCAACGCGCACTAGATAAAGATATTTTAAAAGTTATTGGCGATAAGGACATAAAGGAAGTTACCTCAGCAGACGTTTTGACAATTATGAAAAAAACGATTGCACGAGTTAAGCGTCAAAAAAACCATGGTACCGGAGAAGTATCGGCAATCCAAAATCGTACTTTTATTGGTGGCGTTATGCGTTATGCAATCGCTACACTTAGAGCTGAGTATGACCCCACCTATGCAGTCAAAAATGTTGTTGAACGTCCTGAAATAGAACATGCAAGACCAATGGAAAAGCATGAGGCTGCACAACTTAGAAATAAATTAAGTAACTATGGCGGCTCTACTACTGTAAGAAATGCTGGACTTGTAATGCTCTACTCGATGCTTAGGACTATCGAGATTCGTCGAATGAAATGGGATTATGTTGATTTCGAAGCTAGAACTATCACATTTCCCAAAGAGATGATGAAAAAGAAGCGCATACATATCGTCCCAATGTCTGATCAGGTCTTCAACATTCTTCAAGAGCAACGTAGTTTAGTTGGCAACAGAGAATATGTATTTCCTGCCATTTATCAAGATGGAATGCTTTCAGCTACCACAATGAATAAAATGCTTGATTATATTGGCTTATCTGATGTAACTGCACATGATTTTCGTGCTACAGCATCCACGCTTTTAAATGAAAAAGATTACGATGATAAGTGGATTGAAAAACAGTTAGCACATGCTGATGGGAACAAAACTCGTGCTACTTATAACCATGCAAAGTATTTGGAAAGCAGACGCAAGATGTTGCAAGACTGGGCTGATATTGTAGATAGCTGGGCCAGTTAATAACCCCTTAAATATTAAATAACTTACTAAAAAATTGAGAATTAACAAATGAAAGATTGGGTCTACTTTTATATCGAGCATACAATTAAATATGGTGAACCATTTTATAAAGAGATAGGATGGTCATTGGGCTTGCAAAATAATTACATGGTTTTGAGCATAACCCCAAGTTGATATGGGTAGTTTTGGAGCCTAATTTCCGACCAAATGCAACCTCTACCACGACACAACTTGACTTATCTCTGTTTATCCACAGTTTTTTAAATTTGAATTTAATTTAGCTCAGCTCTACCATTTATTTTGAATTTGTAACGTTTTCAAGATAACCATGAGAGAGCGAATCTTTGCACTTGTCGATGTGAATAACTGCTATGTCAGTTGTGAGAGGTTTTTTAAACCTGAGCTGAATAATCGCCCCGTTATTGTACTCAGCAATAATGACGGCTGTGCTGTAGCTCGCTCGCAAGAAGCAAAGGATCTTGGAATTAAAATGGGTGTTCCCCTCTTTCAGATCAGAGACATTGTAGAAAGACATAATGTTGTGGTGCTTTCAAGTAATTACAGTGTCTACGCTGAAATGAGCAAGCGATTTATGGCTATCTTGCGAACGTACGTTACTGAGAGCGAGCAAGAAGTCTATTCAATAGATGAGTGCTTCCTAGATTTAACAGCTTACTTGAATAATTATGACTTAACTACTTATTGCTATGGTATGAAAGATAGGATTTGGCGCTGGATAGGTCTTCCGGTATGTATTGGAATAGGAAGATCAAAGACAGAAGCAAAGATAGCAAATCACATTGCCAAGAAAAATAAAGGGTTTGATGGTGTCTGCATTTTAGTTGCTATGGATCCGTGCAATAAGGAAGCCTTTCTATCATCCATAGATGTGAGTGAAGTTTGGGGAGTTGGAAGGAAACATTCTAAAAAGCTGAATAGCATGGGCATTAATACTGTTTTAGATTTAGCCATGGCAAGCCCTGAATATATTCAGCAACAGTTTTCAGTGGTAATGAAAAGAACTGTCTACGAGCTACAAGGCATCTCATGCATTGATATTGAACATACACCACCTAGCAAAAAGCAGATCATTTCGTCCAAATCATTCGGGCAGAAAGTTACTGAGCTCACAGACCTACAAGAAGCTGTTTCTTTATATATGCAGAATGCGGTTGCCCGGTTGAGAAAAGATAGGTTGCTTTGTGGCTGTATTATAGTTTTTGCTCAGTCAAACCCATTCGATAAAAACAAACCTTTCTTTAATAGGTCACTTTCATTACCTATGAGCGTACCGACTGACAATGTAATGAGACTAGTACAAGTGGCAACATTCTTAATAAGACACTTATATGCGCGTGGAATTGAATATAAAAAATGCGGGGTGATTTTGACAGGCTTGGAGCCTAAAGACACCTTTACCTACGATCTATTAACAGATTGGGATAAGGTTGAAAAAGAAGAGAGTTTGATGACTACAATAGAAAAAGTAGTCGAGAAGTTTGGTAAACATAAAATTGCCGTAGGTAGTTGCAGATTGCCTAACCGGAACTGGTCCATGACACGAGACAAACTAACGCAGAATTATTTTAGTTGGGAAGGTTTACCCAAGATAAATAAGTAAACCTAAATAGCACGGACGCAAATGCTGACATTTACAGACGTGTTAATAGTGTGAGCTGTGCAACCTGAGAAAAGGAGGCACAGCATTAAAGCTAATTTGCACTTAAACATTTTTGGTGCCTGTCTAGTTGTCTTACCCAAACCCCATAACAGCCATTTTTACGGATACTACAGTCACGCTTTGCTACGTATTTCCATTTTAGTAAAGCATTACAGGCAGCAATATGATTTCCTTTTATAAGCTCCCTCTTCATGGAAGATTGATTCCAGTTGCTTTGCCCAAAGTTATAAACGAAGTCTAAATAAACATCGTATTCAGTTTGGGTTAATTTGACACCTGGTAGAGATTTACGAAAAGCCATCTCATCTTTAGATATATGAGCTTTTGAAATTTGGATAGCACGTTCTTTTGTAATTGGCTTATCCGTCATTTTGACCGGTGTGCCATTTTCATATTTAGTTGAGCCGATACCAATAGTTGGCACCTTTCCACTATCTAAATATGGCTTTGAACTGTAACCCTCATACCCAATTAAGGACGCAAAAAAAGCAGCAGAGGCCACCATTGCTCCCACTACAAACTTATTCTTGTTGGACATTGGTGCCAGCCCTCTTTTGACTCATATTGAACTCATGAATTTCCTGTTCACGCTGCATACGCATCAGTGACTCAAGCTCTTCACGCTTGTTTTTCTTAATCTGGAAATACGCATTAAGCGCAAAACCAGCTAAAGCGATTAGCACACCCGTGACAGCGAGCCAGTCTACAGAAGCGGCCCAACCAACAAGCGTGGCCGTCCCTCCTGCATATGTGGCTTTCGAACCAACCGTTGTTGCTACAACCTCAACAGCTTGTGAAGTATTTTCTGACATGCCTTCCCCCTAATTTCGGCAATAAAAAAGCCCTAACTTTTCCAGTTAAGGCTTGAATGATTTGTTAAGTAGTTTATGTAAATGTCCATGTGCCATATTGCCCAAAAACCTCAGTATTTCCACCTTGGTTGTTTTGGAACTCTAGCCATGCACCAATAAATTGCGTGTGTGCTTCAGTGTAATAAGAGCCATCTGCTTTACGAATACGCAGTCCAGAGATGTTACATCCTTGGCCTACGATGGTTGTTGTATTTGACAAACCAACTTTAAGCCGACGGTAGTCATTAGCTGTTGCAATATAAATTGCTGAAGCTCCAGATGTATCAATAGAAGGATCTTGCCAGATATAGTTAGCCATGTTTCGGCTTGAAGCAGTCCAACCTGTATGCAAAGTAATGATATTGGATAGAAAGTCCTTACCAAAAAAATGGGTGATAAAGTCAAAATCAAGATATGCCCGGTTCGGATCTTCGAACATGTAAGATGAGTTATCTTCATAGTTCTGCACTGAAGTTGGAACGTAATAGCCAATTTTACCTGTCGGATCATTGTTAATGATTTTACGAATATCAAAATGACCAAGCTTACCAGTGCTAAAAGCCCCATTCATTGTCATGACAATTGGTAGAGATTTGTCAGTAACCAGCTCTTTGATAGTACATCTAAAATCTCCACTTCGATGCCATGCATTCTGCAGCAATGTATTGCCACGCAGCTTCGTTACCTGAATCTTGTTTAGGTCAAGGTATCCACTGTTATTATTGCCACCCGCACATATTACAAGGGGTTGTTCGCAATCCTTAATTGTTGTAACACCAGAGAATTCAACTTCATATGTAGAGTCATTTGGGAAGAAATAACAGACAAGTCCGAGCTTACAAGACTCAATCGTAGGTGATGAAATAATGCAATCTCTTAAGTGAGATTTTGGCAATCCATCAGCTGCTTCTGGTTCGATATCTATACCAGCCTCTGGTGCTTTACCTTTCGTACCATAAACATATGGCAGAAGGATATTTACGCGTGTACCAGCACTAAATGAGATACCATTGCGACCAGCATTTAATACAGTTGGTTCTGAGATAGTAATATCAGTTGGCGTATCATCATTTATTAGGCCCCAACGACGACCAACATAAATACCATCGCCCCAAGTGTTATTAATTTCAGGTCTGTATATATAACCTTTCTTTGACTGATATACAGTAAGTCCATAACCCCATTCACCGGCAGTACCTAAGTGCTCATCTCTATCACCCTGTACACGAGGGAAAACCAACTTATAGTTTTCAATATTTTCAACATGAACAATTGAGTAGGTTTCAAGATTATTTGGAACAATCTTAAATTTGCCTTTAGGAGTAAAAGTTATGTCATTGTTACTACGTACAGAAAAACAAATCCCTTGGACGTTTTCAACAGGCAAGACCATAAACTCGGCATCTACTATAAAAGGAACACCAAGTTTTACCGCAACATCATTAGTTTGCTGCAACTTAACTGATTGGCTTTCTTGTGACTGTGCTGAAGTCTTTGCAAAATCCGAAGCATATAGATTTGTAGGTTTTTGAAGTATCCAACGCCCGATTGAGTTACTAGCCTCAACTGAATAAATACCATCAATTGGCTCTACTGAGTCTTTATCGTATTGATAGGTATAACGGTTATTTACAATAACTTTTTGATTATTTTTACGGACAAGTAAATTGGATAATTCAACAATAGTATCTACATATTGTGTTGTCTTATCATTGATGGTTTTTTGACTTTCATCGCCATCGAAAATTGATGAAGAGCTTGTTGCAGTTACATTTAAGTCGGTATAAACAGTAATCTTTCTTTTATTCTTTACAACAATAGAGCAGCTACCCACATTTGCATAAAGCTTGGATGGTCCACCATTGTTATAAATATAGCCATTTCTAGTTGTAATTGGTTGATGTGCTGGCCTTGTGAATTCTTCATCCCAAAAAACAGGGATCGGATAAACTTCAGGATTTTTACCAGCCTCTCCAATGTACAAACAACCTGAATCTAATGGCTTGCCGTCTAGATCATTCAATATGGTGTACTGATTTGAAATTGACAATGTCATTCGAAAACTCCTGAATTTAGAGCCTGTTTTTTGCAATCTGGAAAAGAAAAACCCCGCTTATAGCGGGGTTCTGTTATTTGTTTAGGTTAGGAATTAGGACGGGATGGATTAAGAGCTTGAGTTACACGTGCTCTGACCTTGTTGTCCTTAATATGCTTAGTGGCAAGTCGTAATGCTGTAGCTACTGGTGCAGGGAATCCAGACAAGCCAGACATAGCAATATCCATGGCAGCAGCCAGCGTTGCAGCTGTATTACTATGGTTAATTGCAGCAGATGTTGGTGTAGTGAAAAGGGTTTTTGAAATTTCATTGATTGCACGAAGCTTCTCAGCCCCCTGTGGACCAAAGATATAATCAAGTTTCCCTGCATCATCTAAGCGCTTAATCGCTTTATTTAAAGCTGCGGCACTTACCATTTGATTGCCCTGTCCATCAGGTGCAACGCCCGCAGTAGCAGCTTTCTTGATTTCTTGAAGTGTTTGACCTTGGATATCACGCCATGCTTGCTTACCTTCTTCCCCAGAAGTTAGAAGAGTTCGTTTAGCAATCCTAAGATCATCAAGCGAACCATCATGGATAATCCGCTTCTGAATATCTTCTAAAGCAACTTTTCTATCATCTGTGCCACGCTTATTGGTTGTTAAATCTGTAATGATTTTTCGTTTTTCCCACTGGTCTCCCAATTTTTTGCGTTCTGCTCTAGCAGTCTTATAAAGTACACCTTCAACTGGTTGCGTATGTGCATCAATCATGTTTTTTAAAATTGTAGCTTGGCGTATATTTGGTGCTTCATAATTAACATTGTTGTTAATTTCAGAGCGCCATTTCTCCATTGCTTTAACAGATGGAGTGAGTGGAATTAAAGTTCCATCTTCACCTTTTGCCGCAACACCTGTCTCAATAGCCATTTTCTTTGCAACTTGCAAAATTGGTGTAGTAGTTAAATCAGGCTGTGAATTGAGATAATCAATTACTGACATTGGCTCCATATTATCAACTTGAACAGGCTGCGATACATCCACAGGTGCTTGTGCCTCTTCTGATTTGTCAGCTTTTGCATATGCCACTCGCACCTTATTTTTATCTGCCTGCAATTGCTTTTGAAGAGCTTTATCTACTGATAAACCAGCTTCACGCATATTGGTAGCCTGAGCGCCAGTCATATCGATAAAAGCATCCAAGTTATGTTGCATGACTTGATGCTGTTCTTCTTGACGCTGGCGAAGAGGAGCACCAAGTTCTGGATCCTTGGCAGTTTCAACTTCAAACTTTAACTGAGCCGGATCACGAGTCATTTGACCTTCTGTCAATTGAACTGGATAAGGTAAATCCTGTGAAAGTGCATGGCGAATTGTTGCCTGATCAACTTGTGCTGCGCCCACATTTGCAGGTGCTGGCCCTTCCGCCTCTGGTGTTCTTAAGCCTACCATCTCACCCATGCGTTGAACGCCTGAACGAGTGGCATTAGCTACAGCCTGAACTGGTCTAGCTGCCATTTGCCCTGCACGCTCTACTACTGGTGCAACCGCTTGCCCTGCTCGTATAGCTTGGCCTTGTGTAATTGGAGCAGTAGCACGTGCAGCTTGGCCAGCTAAAGCCAATTCACTTAAAGCGGGAGTTAACGCTACTAATGGCTCGGATAATTCACCCAAAGCTTGTGTATATTCTTGGCCTGTTTGAGTACGTGGTGCATAAATTAAGTCTGCTGCACCTTCAGCTGCATTTTGTGAAATACGCTGAGCTGCTTCAGGTGTGCCAAAATTACCCGCTAGGATTTCACGGCCTGCCTGCCCAATTGTTCCACCAATCATACCAAGCATACCGCCAGTTGCACCTGTGGCAGCAGATAAAGCCGTTTCACCTAATCCAAGTGCCTTATCAGCAAAAGATGGCTCAGGTGTAGGAGGAGCTGCTTGCGGTTGATCATAAGTAATCACACCATTTGCATCGAAGTCTGGCAGCCCTTGTGGTTGATTGGTTTTCTGTGGATTTAGTTCATCAAATCGTGCCAGTAGCATTTTTTTCTTGTACTCACTACTTTGTTCCGGCTTAGGTTGTGAAGCTTCTTTTTTTCTTCGATCATATTCTGCAAGAATTTTTTCTGAGTTGGCCTTGTACTCATCACGTGCTGGATTGACTATTCCTAAATCACCCCGACTGCCTGCATAGTTATCCCCACCATTCTGTGCAGTCACGACTCGTTTCCGGTATGCCTGATTTTGGCTTCCCCAATTTTTTCGATCTGTTCCGCCATGATATTCACCAATTGCAGCCTCAACATTACCCTTATTTCGTTTAAGCGATTCTTGTAATAAAAGACCTGCTGCCATTGCTGCATTCTTATCGCTTGAATATGCATCCACACCATATTTTTTTAAAACTAGATTACGGGTAGTTGGTGTAATTTGATAAACAGTTCTTGCACCAGCACTACTCACTTGGTCAGCATTAGACTTTTCACCATGCATCACAATATTTTGGAGCAACCCTGTAGGAAGCTTCAAAAGTTTTTCGGTCTTTGCAGATAATCCTGACCAATAGGGATCTTTATAACTGTTTGCCATAACTTTTCCTCAGGCAATAAAAAACCGACCATTTTTAGGTCGGCTTTAGGTTTTAATCGCTGAAATAATTTCTGGAAGTTTCCAGATTAATATCGGTATAGAAAATAGTAATAAAAAGGCAAAAATTGTTTGCCATAAACCATATTTCTCAATAGACACTTTCATAAGCTCCACTATTGGTTTAAAATGCTCCATATAGAATTACTTTTCCTCTTGCTTTAGTCGGTTGGTGGAAATGCAAAAACCCCGATGTTGACGCATCGGGGTTTTTTTGGGTATTAAAAAACCCGCACTTGACGGGTTTTCTTTAACTTTAATTAAGTGCTGATATGCGCTTTCATATTTCTGCCAATATCCAAAAGATCATTGCTTCGTGAAAATTTATAAAACTTTTCAAAGATTTCTGATAACTCAATCATATCAACTGGATAAAACCTCCCCTCTAACCATCGGGTAATGATGTTGCCATTTTGAAAACTTACATAATAACTTTGTGGTTTAGTTACATCACGGTATTTCAAGTCATCAGCTAACTTCATTGCAGCCTCATATGCATAAGGGCACTTGAGCGCAGGGTAACGACTATTAATGTTTTTAAGATATTCATCTAATTGCGCCACAACATCAGGAGAATCATGCTTTTCGGGTTTAGCATTTAAATCCATGACTTCTAGATAGTGTTTAGCATCTTCGAAGTGAATAGCTCGTAATTCTCGGTAGCTTGCTGAGTATTTAAAGTGATTCTTTAACCGACTCCACATTTGAACAATTAAGTTCTTATTTCCATTCGCTCGTGTATGAACGATGTTGTAAAGAACCCCTGCTTGTTCTGGTGAAATTGTTTGTTTGCCATTTAGAAGCCATTCCATCACAAGTGAGTCATACGCACGTATTACCATTAAATGGAATTTAGGGCTAATCCACATTGCATATGCGTAAACAATTTCCTTAACAACATATGTTCCTTGTTCTAGCCCTTTACCTCTGATAGTGATAACTGCTGATTTATGTTCTGCATTTTTGCAGATCAAAAACTCAGACTCTAGTTCATCGATCAAGTCTTTAGTTTGCTTGTTGCGCATAAAGAATGCGGGTTGGTGCTTTTCTAATGCACCACTTGCTTTATGTAAATCATTAATACAAAAACGCCCATCATCATCTTGGCGAATTGTAAAATCACCAATAACTAAAGGCTTATTGTTTGGGTTTAAAAAGTTTTGTGCTAAACTTGTCATAGGTTTAATTCCTTTGTGTTTAAACTAGCTATTTCAAAGAAGCCCATATCCGCCAAGATACTTAGGGCTTTTTTGTTGTCTATTGATTTCATGCTTTCGCATTCTCTTTGTTTTGTAAATATTGCTTAATAGCTTGGTTAATCAAGTAATTAAGCGATCTATCTTCCTCTCTACCTCTTTTTTTTAAAGCTTCATGATCCTTATCATCTAAGAATCTTAATTTATATTGCTGCCCTCTCTGATTAATACCCATAATTCACTCCTATTAGACAAAGTACCTCTTGGGGGTATGCCAATAATGGACCCAATGGGGACTATTGTCAAGTACCTTGTGGGTACTTTACTATGTGTTTAGTTTAAAATTTGCGGTATATGCTTCATGAGTGAAAATCAACGTGATCCACAATATAAGCTTAGATGGCCCGAGGAGCTTAGAGATAAAGTAGCCGCCTCAGCTAAAGCTTATAATCGTTCAATGAATGCAGATATTGTTGCGCGGCTTGAAAGAAGTTTTGAGCTGGAATCAGACTTATCCCCGCTTAATATGCCGCCTGAAGAGCTTAAAAGACGTCTTGAAAAAGCCAAGACGGAACTCTTTTCGCAAAATAACAAACCTCAAGAACTAAACCTTGTGGTTTCATCTCAAGGTGAAGAAGATGAAAATGTGGTTATTAGCAAGAAGTTTTACAATGAGTTAATGGAAATTAAAGACGCCTTGCGCAATCTCTCATTAGCAGTATTGAACCTAGAAAAACATAAATACAATTTAGATGATGCTGTTGAAGAGTGGAAAAAGGATAATCTATAAAAAAGCACCCTAGGGTGCTTTAATTATTTAATATCTCTTCAATTAAACCCTTGGCTTTTTTATGGTCTGGATACAAATGAATTGCTTTCTCTAAATTCGACAAAGCTTTTTCTTTGTTATTATTTTTATTGTATAAAACTCCAGCATTATAAAAAGCATCAGCTGCTAATAGATTAGATTTTTCAACACCTATGCCATTCTCATACATCTCGCCTAGATAAGAAAAAGCAATTGCTCTTTCATGAGGAAAAATAGTTTTAGGTGTTCTTGCGGTAATACCAAAATATTTGAATGTATTTTTACACCCATCCGCATTAACTGTATTTGTTCCTGAGTCATTAGCGGACTTACAAAGGGGGAAATTTATAATGCCGCGATATAAAGGTGCTGATGGATTCCCACTTTCAACTCTGGCATCTAGCTCCTCAAAACTATTTTTATATGTGTCTGCATAAACTTGATTATCTTTTTTATTTTTTATGTCGCTTAAATAAGAAACAATATTCCCAAAAAGCTCCTTATTAGACAAGCTCTTGACATCTGCTGTATTAATATCAGGAAGTGAGGAACTATTGGTTAATTTACTTTCTTTTTGTATTTGAGCCATTCTAGCCTGATGTAACTCTCTTTGTTGCTTTGCATTTTGTACTTGTTGCGCCATCTCTCCACCACGTTGCCAACCATCCATAGCAGAGTCATATGGCGATTTGGTATCTATTGAATAATCAATAGGAGGCATCGAATATGATAATGGCGATACAAGACAAAATATCAATAAGAATTTTTTCATTTATTCTCTCCTCACGAATAAGGAGAGAATATCAGAAAAAACTTAATGAATTCCAAGCTCGTTTGCTATCTTTTGCATTTCAGCTGGACTCACGCCTCTTGCTTTAGCTGTGTCGACAACCTCTTTTGAATAACCATATCCTTTTGTTGCGTAGTTCTGAGCATTTCTATTGGAATGTTGAGCTACTGAATTTGCTGCCTTTGCAATAGCAGCTAATTGCTGAACCACCTGTCCAGTATTTTGACTTAAATCAAGATTCCCTAAAGCATCAGTTACTTTTTTGCCCTCCATCTCTGTCATTGCTCCAAGTCCTTTGAGGCTTTGAGCTCCGATTAAAAATGCTTGGCTTTTTAAAGTATCAACCCTACGAGAAAAATCATATTCAGCTGAGCCGGGGACATTCCTCCATGCCGCATTCCATACCCCAGCACCACTTGCATCAGATAATTTTTTGTAATCCGCAATAAGATCAGCTGCTAGTTTTGCTGTGCTTGCAGCTGTTGAAGCGGCATTAGAAAAACTCTGGGCCTTTTCTAGGCGCTCCATTCTTTGAACAGATGTCTCATTTTTTGCTGCTCTTAATCTTGCTGCTTCAATTTGTTCTTGTTGACTCATTTTGGCAAGCTCAATTTTCCAATCCTGACCCAACTTGTCATAGTTATATTGATTGTTATATTCAATATTTTTGCCTTGATTCTCTACACCAGTTCGGCGGTCTTCTGCTGCTAATGGAATGTCTTTAGTTTGAGCTTCTGTATATGCAGTTTTTGCTTGTATATCTTTAATCTGATAAGGCTGCATTTCATTGGCGCGTTTCTGTTCACTAAATGTTTTAAACCCCTCATTATCTGAAGTTTGCCACAAACTACCCAAAACTACTTGAGCAGCTGATGGATTGTTTTCAATCATCTTGATATAACCTTTAGCTGTATTAGCATCCTTTTTATTACCACTATTTTCAAAGGCAGTTGCAGCATTGCCTAATACTTGTTTAGCTATATCAGGCTGATTATTAGCTAGAGCTGCATAAGATTGAGAAGCTAAGCTTAATGTATTCTTTCGCTGCCCATCATCCATAGTGTCATAAGCACGTTTAAGGTTTTCAGAAAGCTGCGGGTATTTAGTCATTACATTAGTAAAACCTTCATAAGAAGGGTTGGTGGCTAAATTGGATAAGTCTTGTTGCATCTGCTGCTTGGCAAGTTGCTCTTGCTCAGCTTGCTTTAAAGCACGCTGACGATCGGCATATGCTACACCTAACTGTAAACCGCCATTGAACCCTTGTAATGTAGTTTGAACCGGATTAGCTACATCAAGCATATAATTAATAGGCTGTACCATTACTTACTCCTAAAACTTACGTCCAATGAATGCGCCACCTAATTGACCGACAAGATTGCCAATACCAGCCCATTGACTAGCAGAAGCTTGCCCTTGAGCTAAGGCGTTACCAGCTTGTGCTGCACCTGATTGCTGCAATAGGTTGCCAATAGTATTTGCTGACTGCATTCCAGCATTTCCTACCCCTGCTGCTGCATTCTGACCAATTGAGGTTAAGCCACCTAAATTTTGATATTGCTGGTTGATAAGTTGGTTTAGAAGCTGTGGTCTAAATTGGGAAAGTGCAGATTGGGTATTGCCACCACGCAGTCCACCTGTAGCAGATGCATTCTGCAAAATTGCATTTTCACCTTGCTGCATGTATGTCTGCATAGCTTGACTGTTATTTATTGAATCTATTGCAGCCTGCTGTTTAGCAGCGCCATTTAGACCTAACAGATCCTGTTGCCCAGCTAAAGCACCTGTGCCAGCATTAACATAAGGCTTCATCAACTCTTGAATAGCATCAAACTGACGTTTTTGCTCATCAATTGCAGCTTGGCTAGATTCAGTTTGTGCTTGTGCTGCTTGGTTGGCTGCGTTCTTTTGGGCTTTAGCTGCTTTATTAGCAGAAATCAGACCAACGCCAATTGTACCTGCTGCTACTGCTGCCACTGGCATAGGAATTCTCCTTTCGTTAGTCCAACAAGGAATTGATCTAGCAATTTCCCATCTTTTAAAAATGAAGCCCTATTAATCCCTTCAACATGAAAACCCAACATTTGTGCAAATAGCTTTGCTTTCCGGTTATTTTCAGGAATCCAAGAAATGACCTTTAAATTCTTTTCAAAGATATAGTTAAGGATTAATCTTCCAGCATCAATGGCTTTAGATCCCCGAAGTGAAGGAAGTAAGCAGGTATGTATCTCTACAGATAAAGAATTATGTCTGGCTAGCATGAAAAAGCCTTGAAGCATTTCTTCTTCCATTACCCCAACCCACTCATAAGGGCCTAGATCAATTATTTTTTGGTTCTCTGTTGGATCGTCACAAATATCTTTTTGAATGTGTTCGTTTAAAATGATCTTATTTATTTCTTCAAGATCATCGAGTTTAACTAGGTGCATAATCACCTCACGTGATTTCTTTTCCTGAAGCACGGATTGATAAAGCAGAAGATGCACTTGCTACAGTACTAATAAAGCTACCTGTACCCAAAGTGTGGCCCACCAATTCAGGACAGACATAGGTTTCTCCTGCTGCAATTTGCTTATCTTTAATTACAAGGTTGCCTGAAGAAGCTGTACCACTCACTGGAACAAGATTGCAGCTGAAAGTAGCAACTGAGGCTGTTGTATTACAGACTGTAAACTTGTCAATCATTGTTGGAGCACTCGCTGTGTATTGTGTCGTTTGTGAATTTTCAGCGAATTTTGAAGGAATGATTTCTTTTGCTTTTACTGCCATTTTAATTAACCTCTAAATAAAGATTGTCTGGCTCAATAAGTTGGGCAGGACTTAGTATTAAATTTTCTTGAACATTTTCAGTTCGAATTGGAATGTCTTGATAGCATTGACAATTACAAGCACTTGATTGAAGCAAAACCATTTCCAACAATTGCTTTAATTCATCAATTTGTGAAATAGCCAAAGAAGCCTGTGTTGCAGCGCTATCTGCACTTATTTGAGCATCTGAACTTGAACCATCAAGATTATTAAGTTCATTAGGTATTAGTCTAAATACAGCCTCAAAAGCTTTAACAAGTCGCAAATTCCCACCACACATGATTTCAAGATCTTTACGAAGTGGTGGAATAGGATTAACAATTGACATGATTAAACTCCAAGTGGCTCAACCTGAACTTCCAGCCTTGCTATTGCTAAGCGGCTCTCAGAGGTACCTGTGAAACGCTGAATACGCCAATTATTCATATGTCCTTGTTGAAACCAAACTAGCCTTTTATCTCTTTGTCCAGTTTTACCAGCAGATATGTATTTCTGATTGGACCAATCAATTCCATTAACTGAGTACTGTGTACATACCTTTGGATCTTCTCCAAATAAGGTTCTTCCAGCTAAAACAATGAGTTCCAATTGATGAAAAATGGCGCCATGGGATTCGTTATAAATAATGGATGTCGAGAATTCCCACTCAGTATTTTCTTCCCAATGCTCACCAGTTGAGGTGGACAAAACCCCAAGTTTATTTTGCTTAGGATGGCCTACTATCCATTGGTCATAACACCAGACATGATTTCTGGCTAAATATTGATTCTCACCAAATCCTGAACATAAAAAAAACCAGACTTGCTGGTTTGTGGCTTGTGATGCCGCGGCATCATATACAAGTGTTTTATTAGGAAGATGAACATACAGCCATTGATGCCCATCAACGATCCTCGACTCAACTAAGCACTCTGAAAGAATACTTTCTGAATATTCCCTCAAAATCTGGTCAATTTCTCGCGTAGCAATCTTCTGACTTGATCCATTTGCATTTAAATAAATAGAAATTGGCTCATTTTTGCCACTTCCAAGGAAAGCTATTGTGTCCATGAACACACTACAAGTGCAGGCAGATAATGTACCCCGAGTCGTCATAGCTCCTTCAATACGGCTAAATGGAAAGTTTTCACCCCCAACATTATCAAATACTTCAATGGTATAGCGGTTTAGTGCATACACTTCGTTACGAAGCTTAAATAACGCATTAATAGGGTCTGGATCAGCCTCTGAAGAGCCATATTTCAATGGGTTTACTGCGAATGGATCAGTTAATTCTGTCACTACCAAGAATTCACCATCCGTAGACATAAAATAACCATCGATCCAAACTACATCTTTTACTTTACCAAGGTCACCATCCGTAACTTGTTTTAATCCCTTTTCTGGCGAATACAAATACAGATAAGGGCTTGAGTTTATAGCTAAATAATCAAATGAATAATCAAAGTTACAGTAACCAGAACCTAATACTGATCCCAAATCACTTATTGTGCCATCTTTGTTAATTCGAACTAATTTAGATCCACAAACTCTATAGCAAATACCATTCCAATTGATTCCACCCCGATCTACACCAGACACTTCAGCATATTGAATTATGCCCTCAGCCGGTCTGAGATACCCATTTGATAGCCCATTTTCTTTTGGCACAGGTATTAAATTTCGAGGATATGAGGTACGAAAGTCAGAATTATTATCTGTAAATATTCCACTTAAAATAGGGATTTGCATATCTACCCCACTCGATACCACGTTTGTGATGTCTTATCAAAACGAAGTTTAAAGAACCCAGATAACCCAATGGTTATAGGCATACCAATAAGTGCAGCACCATTTCCTGCAATAGTTAAATTAGTGATTTGCTTGGAACTAGTCACAAATACTTCCTGACCATCTGTTATGTCCAATATTGGTGGAAGAGTAATTATTCCATTTGTAATTTGAACAGAAGGATTAATTACCAAATAGGTGCCCGAAACATTGTTATCAACTAAAACATTAAAATCAGCGTTTGGATTAAATAATTGAATAACTGCAGAAACTGGCTTGGTGTCTGGCAAATTTGATAAAATCCACTCCATAATTACATCTTGTGGAACCGAACGAAAATCTGTGCAATTTCCTTTATACAAAACAAATTGATCACCAACACCTAAAGCATCAGTTTCATTAAGTCGTCTACTCATTGAAGAACTCCGCATCTTGTTTAGGTGTTAAAACTGCATTGTCTTGTGTATTAACAATGAATGGATCACAACGTTTATTTCCTGCACCAGATGGCAGAGAGCAGGCATATTTCATTTGAGGGGGATTAGAAACTGCAATCCGCAAGAGGTTTTCATAACCTTCTCTCGCAAGTGTGACTTTTTCTGCTGCAAGTGTTTTGCCAACTGTCGAAGCAAGGCGTTTAGCTAAATTCAAGTAGAAAGTTTCATAGGCATAATCTGGAATATTGCAGTCTTGATCAAGATCACTACTATCTGCTTCGCTTGGCAGTGGATAGCCAAGTTGAATTCTTTTAGAGGACCACATTGCAGCCATTGCATCCATGGTACGTCTGGCACTTTCAACTTTCTCTGGCTGCAAATCAAAGACATAAGCAGCCATTCCGATTTCCTCAAAAGCTTTTTCGATAATTTCCCGCTTAGTCCATGACATGGTTACTCACCTTCTGTTGGGTAAAGGTCTTCAAGCACATAACTCACAAGAACTTCTTTGCCATCACGTGAGCCATACTTAATACCCTTCTCATCAAGAATTGCTTTTAACTCACCTGCATCCATTGCTGAATATTTGTAGATGTCGTTTTCTTTTTTAAGGGCATTAATTTGCGAGATATACTCACCTTGTGCAGTGGCAAGTTGCTCTTCAAGAAATTGGTTTTTCTTTAAAGCTTCAAGGAGTTCTTCTTGAACCTTTTTAAGTTCACCACTTGAACCAGCCACCTTTCCAACAACTTCAATTTCAGGTTCTTTTAGTTCTGAGTAATGAACGTAACCTTCTTCACGTAAATGCTGTTCGTGATCTTCACCGTCTGCAATCACATGTTCATATGATTCAGTGTCGCCACGATATAAAGCTTTAGGATATTCATCTGACATTTCAGCCTCCAAAAATGACGACGCCCGCATATAGCGGGCATTTGTCGTCACTGGGTTAGATTAGGTTTGGTTGAATAATTCAATACCAGCCATTTCTGGATTCACCATCACAACGCCGAACATCGTATCTAGACGATACTTAGTCTTCATTGTATTGATGTCATATTGCTTCTGGAATACCAACTCAATGCCCTGATCTGTAGTGGCGCGCAATACTGCTGCACCTGCATTTGCAGGAACTGCATAACGAGCAGGAATTAATTCAATTGCATCACGATGCCAGAATGGGTTCGCATAAGCTGTTGCAGTGTTCAGCATAGTAATAACTGCACCGTTTGCTGGTGTAGCACTTACGTTCTGATATTGCTTTTCTGCTTCTGAACCACCTTGAGCCGAAATAATCGGAGGAGAAATTACAACTGATATTGGGTTATTCACTTTTACAACACGGAAGGTCTTTAACTGACCAGTGGCTTGTTTAGTAATTTGGTGAACTGATTCAACGCCAGTGATAGTGAAGGCATCACCTTCTTTCAATGCTCCACCAGTTACCGCAACAGTGATTGTTTGATAACGGTTGTCAACGTTGCCAACTTCGCCTGTAGCAGCCGTAGAAGTCGCTTTAGGGACATAGAACTGGTTAGCAGCACCAACTGTCACACCAGTTGCTGTAGCAGCACCTAGACGCTCAGAATAGTCAAGTTTGAATGCATCAAAACCAGCTACGTCACCAATGTATGCACGGTCATAAGCAGTCTGAACTTTACCAACAACGTTTTGACGTTTTGCTAAGTCACCAGCCATTGAGTTGTAATCACGAGTTGCCAATGCAATACGACGGTCATTCATTGGAATGCCTTGCTCATTCATGATTGCGTCAGCAAGCGCCACATCATCAAAGCCAGTTGCTGCACCTGTACGCTTAACAACTAAAGTACCTTGTAATGACGCAACTTTAGAAACAGCCAGGTTGATATCAGAAGCAAGTTTTTGCTTGGCTGCATCACCTAAACGGTTTTCTTGCAATTGGTCACGAAGTTCTTGAGCATCAAGAATCCAAGGGCTAGATTTTTTATAGCCAATGGTTGCTGGTACAGATAACTGTGTTTTGTCTTTAAAGTTACCAGTTTGATCCATACCATCATAAGAGGTGGCAATGTATGGCATTGGACGCCAAATCGTGTTGTTAGAGCGTTCAGCTTCAACATCACTCATTCGGTATTTATTTACTAACTTTGATAGAACAAGTTGGTCTTGAAAACCTTCCAACATGTCCTCAAAGGCAACGCGTTCTTCTTTAGAGAAACTATTAGACATTATTGCCTACTCCATTATTGATTTTGTTTAAGCTTTCGCTTGTATTCATTAACTTTGGTGTAATCGCCTGTTTTCTCAGCGTCTGCGCGGAGTTTTGCAAGCGTGTTGTCCACTGAGCCACTTAAAGCAGCAGAGCCACTCGGCTTACGTTCTGGACTAGTTGAAGGTTTTCGTGCTGTCATCTTGATCTGAGCGTCAATTTTTGCTGCTGCAAATGAGAATTGAATCGGGTCAGTAATTGCTGCCAATTCTTTTGCTTTTTGAGGATTTTTACCTAGGTGATAGATAAGCAATTCAGGCTTTTCAGCACCATGAAGTAGAATTCCTTGCTGAGTTTGAGTTAGCACATCTCGTGCAATCTCTTCTGCCTCATCAAAGTCACGTACTTTGGTTTTGATTGCTGTTTTCTTGGCTTCGTAGTTATTCAGCTTGTCTTGCCAAGCCTTAGCTGCTTTTTCCTGTTCTTCGCGCTTCGCGGCTTCTTGCTGTTCGAACTTTGCTTTCTTAGCAGTCCAATCAATAAGCTGTTTTTCGAACTCTTCTGTGTCATAACCAGCGCTTTCTAGAGTAGGCTTCTCGCCTAACTCAATAGTTTCTGGTTTTGAATGTGAATTAAGTTGTTCTTCAAGCTCTTTGATTCGTCGCTCTCGAGCGCGCTCTTGCTTTCGAATCTCTTTGATTGCAGCGCGTTCTTTTTTAAGCCATTCAGGCGCAGGCTGACCATGGAAATCATTTTCTTCCTGTGCTTCTGGCTTTTCATCACCTACAACAATTTCAAATTCTTCGCCTTCTTCTTGATCACCTACACCGTCAGATGGTTCTGAATCATCTCGATCCTCATCCTCTTCAGGTGTTTCAATATCAAGATTTTCGTCATCTTGAAGTTCGTCTTGTTGCTCTAGATCTTGTTCAGACATTTGCTACTCCCTCACTCATAGGCTGAGCGGACGCCATATTTTGTTGTGTTGCTTGGTTTATTTGCTGAACCATATCTAACGTCGCCTGTTGATCATCTCGATCCATTTTGGCTAATGTAGCTGCGGTATCAGCGCGGGTTTTCTCTGCATCAGCAACCACTTTGATTGTGTCTGCTTTAGCCTTCTGAGCTTTGGCAGAAGCTTCTTCTGCGGCTGCTTCTAGGTACTGTGCATTTGGATCAGGTGGTTGATTCTGCGCTGCAGCCATCATTTCCTGTTGTTCCTCTTCGGTAGGCTCTACAACACCTAACTGCACAAGATATTTGCGGTAATAATTGCGGAAGTCTTTGATGCCTTCGCCTTCCATGTTCATGTAGATCATTGCAAGAAGAATCTTCATGTCTTGTGGATCTTGCGTATATGGAAGCAAGGCTTGTAATTGGCGTACGATTGCGGACTTCTTGCTTGACGAAGTTGGGCCAACATCTACACCAACATCGAATGATGCTTTGGTTAAGTCGTTTTCATATTCAATGCCAGACTCACCAATTACAGGTCTTGAAAGCTCTGCACTATCTACTTCATCCTGCTTGCCAATCGTCTTCATTCGACGACCTTCTTCAACATACAGTTCTTTAGCCATTGATAGCCAAATAGCGCCACAACGCTTGATAGCCTTCGCAAAGTTGTCAATGTAGATATATGACTGCATGCCAAGTTGGTTTTGGACTAAATCAATCGCCTCTGCGCTGACATTGGCATTGATCTTTTCACCTTGTTCTTGGTTGCCGAGAAGTTCTCTAATGTCTCCATCTGTTAACTGAAGCAAAGCCGCCAATGAAGGTGGGACCTGAGGTGGCTTCGTATATGACATTGGACCTTGAGCAATAATCTGTCCGTTTGCATCTGTTAATGGATTGGCAAGTAAGTATGGGTTGTTGTCAATATTGTCATTTGCCCACATATGCTCCAATCCAGCGACCTGTTCAGGTGCCATGATTGGCTTTTCAATTGGCGATAGAGCTGCAATTTCACCTAATCGGCTAAGCTGCATATTCTTTAGTCGCTGTGCATCTTTACAGAGGCGCACATGGCCCATACAGCGCTCTATGTTGTCAATGAACCAACGCTTGCCATAAACAGGAACAATCGGGATGAATCGACCTGCAATATATCCACAGTCTTCAAGTACTTTTGAACCGCTCATCATGTACTTATGTACTTTGCGACGCTCAAGCGTTTTAACTCTTAGTTCCTGTGCGCCAGTTGCATTAAGGCGTTCCAGAATAGAAGGATCTTCTTCAAGCTCATCCGCCATGTATCGCTGTTCAGTGCCATCAATTAGAACAAAGATGTGTTGTTTCTCTTTAACCTTCTCTACAACGTAATATTCAGCGACATAGACAATGTCGGGCGTGCACCAATCAAACTCTGAATTAGTAATGTTTTTATCCCAACTTGCTGGATCATCACCATATTCTTCTTTGTAGGCATCATGAGTCATTGAAGTCAGAACGAAGCAATGATTTGCATCTGCTTTATCTTGACGCTTAGCATCTAAGTCAAAGAACACGCATGAGTCAGCATCAAAAATTGGCTCAATCTTGATGCGTTGGCGTTCATTTTCTTCGTCTTCTTCATCCTCTTCGCAAGCACGTAAGCGGAAAGCACCAAAGCCACCACCTACAGCTTCTTCAAAAGCATTGTCATATGCTTCTTCAGCGCCTGAGTCCTGCTCATCTGCCCGGTACAGACCATCGCATGTATCTGCTAAATCATCGTTCTTCGTACCGTCTTTAGAAACGAAATCTACTGTGATTCGGTTATTTCGATATTCATTAATAATTCGAATGACAGCCAAGTGGATTTTATTGACTTCAAACTTCGGCTTATTTGCGAATTGCTCGCCTAGCTTGCCTTCCCATTGCGCCCCAGCGATTGAATAAAAACGACGATCCTCCAAGCACTGTAAGCGTTCTTCACGAACAGCACTCTGGATTTTGTCGAATTGAAGTTTTGCACGGGCGTGAATGGTCGCAAGTTGTTCTTTTTTAGTCACAACTTGACCTCACTTAAATTGAATTATTACCAGCGATGTGCTGTTGGAATTACTGTTACTTTTGGTTTTGTTGGCTCGCACATCTTATTAATGTTAAGTGCGCCTTCTCCGAACGCAGCTGAGCTATGTGATGCCCAGTCATGCACAGGAGTAGCCTTAAATTGCTCTAGTTTGTCGTTAAACTCGCGTCTATAGTTTTGTAGTGCTCTGATTCCAAACTTACATTTCTCAGCGTCAAACCATGCGTTTTTGAGCATCTGGCGTGTTGCTTCAATTCGGTCTTCATCACCAAGCCTTGCACCTTTAGTCATGCGATAGCCCAACTTAGCCATTGTTTCTTCACGACTCACACCGCTTGAAAGATCACGCGCTGCAATATCGTGTGGAGCAAAGTGTTTTGCATACTTATAGCCATATTCTTGAGCTTTCTCGTCAAGAATGCGGGCATAGTGTGATAAAGGCTCGTTATTCGCTTCGTAGTGATCAATGACACGAATCTCTTTACCATAGACTTGGAAGAACCAAATAGCAGTAGGATCAAGAATGCCTAAGTCCCAAGATGTATAAACAGGCAAATTAGGGTCATGAGGAACTTTACAAATGCGGTTTTCTCGCTTGATCTGCTCAAACTCAGATTTATAGATTGCACCATCGGCGATTTCTTTTGGCTTACCTAAATAGATATGCTCATATTCATCGTAATCACTGTCACGCATTTGCTCAGCGAGTTTGATTAAGTCCTCTGGACAGTGCTTGTTGTCTGTATAATTGATCTGAACAACTACTGTGTCATCACGTTCAACTGTCACATAATCAGCATAAACCGCATCACTAGGTAGCTTAGGGTTCATAGACATGATGATCATACAGTTTGGAGTACGAACAACAGTCGGAATAAGGATTTTCAAAGAATAGGCACTTACTGTCTGCGCCTCTTCAATCCATGTGATTGTTGCACCTTCAAATGACTTTACAGAATCTACAGTGTGATTTTGTAGACCAGAGAATGAAAACTCAGTTCCATTTTGCCCACGTATTTCGGTATCAAGGATTTGGTAGAAACTTTCTAAGCCTAAAGAGACGATCCGGTCAGATAAGAGCTTGTGTACAGATTGCTTAATTGACTTCTGAATTTCACGACAACATAGAATACGGTGCTTTCTTTGAGCACCTTCAATTAATAAGAAATCTGCAATTTCCCATGACTTACCACCGCCACGACCACCATGAAACACATAAAATAATTGGCTGTTAGAAAGATGTTGGTAAAGTGGCTTAAATTTACTTGGTACTCGCTTCTCCATCATCTTCGAATACCACCTTTAAACTTAAATCTACTGAGCCGCTATGCTTTAACTCAACCTTGTCACTAAACATATTCATATGCTTGCCAAGTAGTTCATTGGCTTTGTTGGCAGCTGAATATTCACCTTCTTTCATAGCCATATCTGCAATGTCTCGAAGGTTTTTAATTACCATATACTGATCAACACGAAGGTCAGCCATTCGTTCTAGATTCAGATATGCAATCCGATCTTGAACGTCCTGACGCTTAAACACATCCCAAGCATTCTGACGTTTCTCATAACCGGCAGCTAAGCCCGCCTCAGAGATCCTTAACTTAGGGTTTGCAATATATTCTTGGCAGAACTTTTCATGACGCTCGTTCTCTAGAGGTTCTGCGCCTTTGATTTGTTCTTCCATTGGTACCTCTATTCAATAACTCTTGCTAATTCGATTTTTTCTTTGCCAACTTTGGCTAAATATTTTCTTAACTTTGACATCGCCTGCTTTTCGGTCTTAGCAAATACAGTGAAAAGCGGTTCTGTTGTTCCTAATTCAACCCAATGATATTGATTCATCACTACTCCAACACATACTTAAGATCATCAGGCGTTTCCAAATAACACCCGTGTTTATTACAGAAGGCGTGAATGTCGTTTAGGTATTCAGTGAATTGAGCTGTACTTGCATCTGTAGTGCTCATTAGCTCGCATAGGCCGTTTGCTACATCTTGATAGAGAGGATGCTTAGAATCCTTCAATTCTCTAACCGCTTTGAACGTTTTCTTGTATTGGCCAACGTCATCACGATCATAGATTTTTGATAAGAAGTTCTTTTTAAAGAACAGATGCTCGTAATCTTTGTCTGTTCCCTGCTTCTTCGCCCACTGATTAAGCCACATCCAGTACAAACGGTTTTGAGCCTTTGAGCGATCTTTCTCTTGTGGTGCGATTAGAACTACTAACGGCTTCCCTTCGTTCGCAGCTTTGCCATGATTCACATTAAGAAAGTTCGTAACTGGTGAAATGTCATAATGGTTCTTAACAACTTGTCGGAATTCCATTTTGACCTCACTAATTACCATACACCTTCATTACAGCCATACAAATAAAGAAGGCCACCATGACAATAACGTTTGCAATATCACTACTTTTCATTTTGACCTCGCAATAAAAAACCACCCGAGGGTGGCTTGATTTATATTCTTACTTAGAAAAAGTGCTTTTCAATCTTTATTAGGGCTTGATCTCTGGGCAAGTCAGGATCTACTAGAAATATTCTTTTATCTCCAGCAACTGAGTAAAGCTCAGCTTCGTATTTAATTTCATCAAGTTCAGATGTTATTGTTGGAGGGGTGTCTAAATCATAAACTGATTGACGCTTAATGCGAGGGACCACATCACCTAAACGAACCGGATGTTCCCATGTTTCACCATCGTATTCACCGCCAATGAAATAGACTTTGCCTTTCATAATTTTCACCATTCTTATAGTGATTAAATTATATCAAAAAACATCCTGCTCTTTAAGATTAAGCATCCGCTCTGTTTTTTCTAACCACTGATCAAACAGCAATTCTGATTCTTGTCTTGTGCCTAGTTGATATGTATCGAATAGGAAATGGCACTTATGGCAGAGAGGCACAGTGAAGGCATCTGACGCTTTTATCCCTTTACCCTTGCCATGCTTACCAGAATTAGAATGAGCCGCTTGTGAGTGAGGATAGCCGCATCTAACGCATGGTAATTTTCTTATTACAGCAAGTCGCTTAGCATCACGCATTTTTAAGGTTCTGTTTGATGTTAGCAATCTGAGCATCAATGTCTCTGATTCGGCGTTTGCAGTCTTCTTTGAACTGATGTGTCGCATTGAGATGATTCAGATTTTCCAGATTAAATCGATCTTTGTAGAGCAAATCTAAATTCTTCTTCGCTTCGATTGTGTCCATGTTCACCCCAATCCAATGCCGTCTTTGCCTATGCCATATCCATCCATTGCTATTCTCCAAAAAAGAAAACCCCGTCAAACGACAGGGCTACAAACACTTAATCTTTCCACACTTTCTGCATTCTTTCTGATTGAACATGTCTGATTCATATTCCCATACATGTTTGCAAAAGACCTGCTTAATTATTCGGAGCATGTGAACCTCCTACAATCTGGTATTCCAGATCTTAACTGCAAGATTTACAACTTCTCTTTCATTTTCCCAATCCACATAAATGCTTTCTTCACTTAATGGATGATTGGGCCAAGTTGTAATATGTGTGCTAGGGCTTTGCGAACCACACTCATGACAAAATGCACGAGCAGACCAAACCACACCATGTTCTTTCAAGTCGTGAGAATCTGAATCTACAGCTAAGCCATGTGCGTATCCGCAAAAAGGACATGGTAAGCCTTCAATGTCAGGGCGCATATTATTGTCTTGATCAGCATGCCAAGTATTGCCCATTTCGAATGCTCCAAAAAGCAAAAAAGCCCACGATTAAGTGAGCTTTTGAAATAACGCTAGTGAACCTGACTACTCAAGCGCACTATACCAGAAATATATCATTACGCGTTTAAACGGTCAAGTTATTGCTTTGTTGGATCAGATTGTTTGTAAGAAATAATGGCTTCATATTCTGTGCTTCCTTCTTCACTAATTCTTATAACCTGTACTTGTAATAGCTCACCCTCATATGCTTCAAGAAACTTATTAATTTTTTCCTCAATTGAATGCATGGTATATGCATTAAATGTTTTTACTAAATTCACCCTTTTACTCCATTATTAGAAAGTTATATTTACCAAGAAGATAGAATCTAGCACAACTAACCATGATATTCACTTGGCCTTTAGACTGATTAGTGATTGCTGCAACTGCACTCAAAGAACGGTTCTCAACCTTATGCTTAACGAGGCACATCACTGCAAACTTAGTCGTGTAATCAACCTTATCTGACTTAAACACACCTCTAAGCAATGATTGAATGTGATCGGCCTCAAAATCATTAATCTCACAACGGATGTAAGACTTACCTCGTGGCACTTCTTTCCCTGCTTCACGCATCAACCAATAGATCTGATTGATATGCAATCCGTCTGGCAAATCCCCTCCTTTCATGCGCACAGTTTCACACCAAGCGCCGAACTGTTCTAGCCATCCATCAATTGTGTATTTATTCCAATCCATTACTGGTGTTACTACTGCTGCGTTCATACCGTCACCTTAATTTGTCTTACATTGTTTTAGTTTTTGCATCTCAATTAGCTGCATTTGCGCGTTGTGTACTTGTGTATTAAGTGACCATTTCTCTACTGCATACATAGAAAGAAGGTATATACAAATCACTGTTAACGCATACAGAAGATGTTTATCAAATCCATCCATCACGCCACCTTCAACCGTTTCATTGCTTCTTCAATCCAATTGAGCACTAAGCCGCTTTGAACTTGCTTAGTAGTGCCACGAATTACCGTCCATCCGTGAATAGCTGCAACTGAGTATTTCTCACAGTCTGCTGTATAGCCTTCACCTCGAGTATGACGACCATTACTGAATGCACCGCCTTCCACTTCGACTAGAATCGGATAACCTTCAATTCGAAAATCAGCCTTCCAACGACGTTCTGGATGAAATCTAAACTCCTGTTCATAAGCGATCTTCATCACATCAAGCTGACGGCAAAGCATAGCTTCGCCTTTGCTAACACCTTGTCTATGCTTCAATGGCACGCTTGAACGCGCCACTGGTTTTGATCTAATGCGTTGAGCCTCTTTGAATGTGGTCATGGCAGCACCTCAAAGTATTTGCTGAAAGATTTATCGTTATGTGCGACATGAACAAGGATTAATGGTGAATCTGTTTTATACAAATAATCTCCTATATCAATGCCATGATTCCCGATAACCCCAGACAATACAAAGCACTCACCTTGCATATACACCTTTGAATCAGTACCTTTTAGGAAATCTTCTAGTTCCTCTGTGATTCCTTCAAACTGTATTGATTCATACTCTTGCGGGATTGTTCTTAGCTTCACTGTCCTTCCCCCTTGAGCGCTTCAACCATCGCCTTAACCGTATTTGCATTCCAAAAATTAAGATCAGCGCATTTAATTGCCGCATCCACCCGCTTTTGCATCTTCAACATGTTTATGCCTTGTTGGGTGTATAAGGTTTGCAGCTCGTCACGCTCTTGCTTGATCTTTTTAAAGTGAACTTCATGACCAATCACTTCACCGTGATGAGATGCTTTAAGCTCCTCCATTTTCGCTTGCTGGTGCTGCCATGAACCAAAAGCAATTTTCAAAACCTTTGCAGCATTTCCAGAATCAGGGTTATATGAACACTTCGATAAGAAAGTGTTTTTCTCTACATCAAAGTAAGTTAGATCTAGATAGTCCTTACATTCTGGATAGCTATCTATGAACCACCCTTTAAACATTAGTAGTTGTTGATTATCCATCTCAAACATCCTTTGATTTACACAGCGGGCTGATGTGGTTTTCTATGGGGTGGTCGTCGCCCATGTCATTGTCAATGCGGTGGCCTGCTGCTATTTCTTGTGGCTCAGCTTTACGCCATTGATCCATTTGCGATTTATGTACTTGCCCATCATTGCAATAGAAATAGTTCTTACCTTCTGAAAGGATTTGCAGAACTGGCATGAAAGTCTTGTCATACTTTTGGTCAATCACGATGTGATCCCCGACTTTAAACTCACTCATGGCTGGCTCCTTTTTCAAAGAAAAACACCACTGGCTTAGATTTAATTTCAATTAACCCAAAACGAAGTAAATGACGAGCATGTGTGCTGTCACGTAGTAGCTGCACATCCCGATAATGAGTCAGCATCTTTCGCCACCCTTCCAATGGCATTGATGACTTGTTTGTATTGCAAGGAACACAAGCAGGATTCATATTTTCTATGGTATCGTTTTGCGGTCTAGTCATTTCACCCGTAATTAACTTTCCTCCACCAACATGTATTAAATCTCTCTTAACAGCTTCGATATGGTCTGCATGCCACTTATCACCAAGCAATTCGCCACAATATGCACAATGACCACCAAACTTTTGCTTGAGCTCAGCACGTTGACGTTTAGTTAATTTCATCCCCGCCTCCGTATATTGATTCGTAATCAGCAATTGCTTGAAGCAACTTGTACCCAGCAGATTCAGGTTTATCTTTGCAATGAGACAAGTCATATAGTTTCAAGTCTTCAATGCCGCCCCATGATTCAACCAAATCAACCGACTCCACCAGACGCATTAACTCGATAATTGACACCGCATCGTATGAAGGTATGTGCTTTGAAAGCTCCAAGGTCTTAGCATTTACATACAAGCCGCCATATGCCTTAGCCTCTTCTATGCAATCCTTAACAGCATCCAATCCTTGCTCACGAATAAACTGTTCTGGTTTCATTGCTGTTCTCCGTCACGTTTAGTAATGGCTTCCTGCTTGAGCTGGTCTAGCATTTTCAGCTTTCTTAATTTCTCGTAGAGGTTCGCTGCTGCTCTAGTTTCTTTATTTCGAGTGCCGAGGTTGTAATCTCTACGCAGCTTCATCATTGATGTGTAATCCACTAATTCGATCATGCTGCACCACCCAATAATTCATTAACTTTTTCTGTTGGATACAAACGGGTTCCCATTGGATCTTTCTTCTCATGACGCTTGAGATAACCCGCGTCAATTAGTTCTTTGATGTATCGCTGAACTGATCTAAAACTCATTTCAGGTAGTGCATGTATTTGCACTTCTCTGGTTGTCGCTACTGGAGTAGTTCTTACAACTTGGATCACCTTTGCAAAGCGTTCGAAGATAGCGATATGGCTTTTAAATTCTTCTTCACACCAATCGCCTGTTTGATTATCTAGAGGATGTTTCATACAGCTTCTCCCCACATATCTAGCTGACCTAAAGCAACTTCATGATGCAATTCTTCAAAATCACACAGCACCACTTCACAGATCACCGAAACTCCATGCCAATCTTTTGAATAGATTGAAGTGTCAATTCCACAACCATGTTCAAGTTCAATGCCTGTTTGCTTTGAAAACTTTTCTAAATCTGCAGAAGGTTGCTTCTCAAAACACTGAACACCGCTGTATCTAAACCCTGAAGAAATTTGCGGTAGGATAAATACACCTCGCTTAGATATTTTTGACGCAGCCTCAATCACTTTGTATTCAAAGCTTGAACCTGAATAATTACCTTTAAATTTGCTTGTCCCAATGTTCCCAAATGGTGGGTTGCTGATTGCAACGTCAAATAATTCAGAAGATTCGAATAGCAAAGCATCTGATTGAACCCAATTGGCATCAGGAAGAATTCTTTTACCAACTACAATGTAATCAGCATTTAATTCGACACATGTGAGAGACTTGGCTTTATGTTCACAAGCAAAAGAAAGGCGCCCTATACCGGCACACAAATCAACAATATGTCCGCCTGATACTTCAATTGAGAAATCTCTTGCCAATCCTTCTGGGGTAAAGAATGCTCCAGCTAATGCATTTAAATTCTGTGCAGATTCTTGATAATTTTCTAAAATGAAGTACTTATCATCTTCACTTAGTCTTTTATCGCTATGAATTAAGTCCATCGCTTGGAGATGTAATTTTGATTGCTGTTTAGTTAACTTCACGCTGCACCTCTCTCTTCCATTGACTGGTAATACTCAGGACTTAAGTCAGCAAAGGTTGCGCGTGACAAATCAGTAGCTAATCGAACTGTGCCAATTGAGCCGTTACGAGCCTTACCTATGATGATTTCTGCTGTACCCGCTTCTTTAGAGTCCTTGTTGTAGACTTCATCGCGGTAAATAAACATGATGATGTCTGCGTCTTGCTCTAAGTCACCTGATTCTTTCAGATCTGCATTTACAGGGCGTTTGTTAGGGCGGTTCTCTAAGTTGCGGTTAAGCTGCGCTAATGCGATTACAGGACAATCAAAGTCACCTGCCATACGCTTAAGCTCATTTGATATTTCACCGATATCTTTGTCAGAACGACCAAAGTTGTTTTTAGTGAGTGGTGTAACTTTCTGGATGTAATCAACAAAGATTGCACCAATCTTCCCGTATTTGGCTTGAACCTTCTTAGCTGATCGGCGGATAGTCGCCACTGTTGAGCGGTTGTTGTCATCGATCATCAAAGGCGCTTTCTCAAGAATATGAGCAGCGTTATTCACCTTCACCGTATCGTCGCTATTTGGCTCAATATGGCCGGTTAAAACTTTGCGTAGCTCTACACCACCAATACCGCTAATTAAGCGCTGTGCGATCTGATGGCCACGCATTTCGATTGATATGAATAGAACTGGCAAACTTTGGTTAATCATCATGTCTGCTGCGATGTTTTGAGCAAACGTTGTTTTTCCCATTGATGGGCGCGCTCCGATGATTACTAGATCACCCTTACTGATTTCACCAAGCTTGTTGTCTAATGCTGTAAAGCCAGTCTTGATACCGCCTTCATATGGCATTTGGTTATGGATTGCCATGTGACGATCAAGGAACTCTTTCACAGCTTGCTTAGAGAACTCATGAGCATGTTTAAGCTTGTCCTCACCTGCACCAAAATCTAAGTTTTGAAGTAAAGACTGAGCCTTGCTTACAGCAGATTCAGCAGTATGCGTTACCAAATCATTTGCAATTGAGTTGATCAGCTTACTGGTCTCTTGAAGCTTTCTGCGTGTAGATAAATCCTTAAGCTTCTTGATATGAGTAACCAACAAACTTGCATTACTTACACGGCTCATCAAGTTAACAATGAACTGTTCATCAATCTGGTTGATCTCTAGAGGATTTGCCTTGATCAATTCAAATACGGTCACTTCATCAAACGACTCACCCTTGCTCAATTGGTTTTTGATGTGAGCGAAAATAATTTGATGTTGTGATGCAAAGAAATCTTGAGCATCAATCTGTGAGATAAACTCATCAGCAGCTTGATCAATCGTCATGAGCGTAGACAGAATGCTTTGCTCAACTGGAATAGAATATAGTTCGATCATTGATCCATCCCCTTAAATTTCTTAGCAACGCCTTTGAACTGTGTTGCTGGTTGTTCAGGGATGATTTGTTGAGTTTGCTCTTGGTATTCAGATAGATTAACGTTTGCTAACCAAGAAGCATTGAACCCCTGCCATGAACGCTCAATACAAATTTTTAAAACTGTGTTCACAGTAAGTTCAGTTTTATTGAACTCACGTAAGAACCCGTTGAACGCAGTTTGTGTATTTGATGCTTTTTTGGTTTTACGAACTGCCAACCAATCTTTGATTAACTGCTCATCAGCACCTAAGTTTTTTAGTGCAACTGCGAAGCTGAATTTTTCCTGCTTTTCAGTATTAATATTTTCTTTTTTCTTTCTTTCTTTATATGTGTACGGTTTTTCCGTACATACTGTGTACGCTTCATTAGTACTAACTATGTACGGTTTTTCCGTACTAATAGACTCTGTACGGTTTTTCCGTACATGTACGGTTTTTTCGTACAAAGATAAAGTGAGAGAAAAAGTGTTAATGTGAGTACTGCGATCTACAGAAATGATCTTTAATTGTTCAAGTTCTCGAATCGCATCAATGATAGTTTCACGACGTTTGATACCCGTAATTTCTTGGAATAGAGTTCCTGAAATTTGGAAGCTGTCACGTTGATATCCAAGTGTGCAACGAATAACTACATCAAGGCATTTGTAAGCGTTAGGGCTTACATGGCGCATGATTTCATCAATCACCGCATTAGGCTTCTTGGTGTAATTATCTTCCACTTGTGTCGCCTGCTTAATGTATTTGTCAAAATCGACGCCTATGTTCATCAAACACCCCACAAAACATAATTACCGAGTTCAGCTTTAGCCTTAGCTACAGCAGACGCAGTTATGAGTGAAGGTTGACGTACATAAGCCTCAACCGCTTTTTGAAACAAACTTATCTTTTGATTTAGTTCTGTTTCTGCTAATATTGAATAGTTCATTAGGTTCTTCTCCGATTGAACGTGACCGCTAACCTGTTCGCGCAGGAAGCGGTTTTTTAATATCCAAGCTCTGATAAACGCTTAGAAATATCTGTGTGTTGGTAATCGTTGATGTCAGAAGCACGTGCCATAGAAAGACGGGCTAAAAAGAAAATCGACTCAACAAACTGACGGTCATAACATTCGTAATTTTCCGGAATAACTTTTAATCCAAGCACATCCAATAATGCACAAGCGTTCTCAATTTCACTCAAGCCATTGGATTTCTTATCGTTTTTCATTCTTGATAAGGTGCTTGCATCTATTCCTAATCTGTCCGCAATTTCGCCATTGTTCTTAGACGCAAGAGCTTGCATCACTAGTGCTCTTGTGTTTCTGGCTCTTGCAGTTAAGTCATTAGATAATTTGCTCATGGTGATTCCTATGCAGCGTTATGACTTTGAATATTTGGGTTTAAAAAAATGTGTGGGTACTGCAATTTGATCTTTGCTGGTATTCCACGCTTCATCCAGTTCTGGACACGTTGCTTATCTTTGAAGCCAAGCAGCTCTGCCACTTTTGTAGAGCCACCAAGCTTCAAGAGAATTTCTTTGTCAGCTTCAATTGACATGGTCGCCTCAAGTAAACATTTGTTTAGTACATAGTAAACATCATGTTTCCTATTGTCAAATCATTTGTTTAACACAAAGTGTTTACTTTTTCAGATAATGCGTTTAACGGAAACCTTGGATATTGCAATGAAACAAGAGAAGCCTACTCACCCATCGGTGGAACGACTTTTACAAGCAAGTGGAATGACACAAGAAGAAACTGCCAAGGCTATTGACGAGTTCCCACAAACAATTACAAACTGGAAAAAACGTGGGGTATCAAAGTCGGGTGCACTTAAAGCAGCAGCGACTTTTGGTGTTTCAGCAACCTGGATTCTTACGGGGGAAGGAAATAAGTCACAAGGAACTGTAACTAAAGTATTAGAGTGGGATACAGACACTCCAGTAGATAATGACGAAGTGGAGGTACCTTTTTATAAAGAGGTATTAGTGTCATGTGGATCGGGGTCTTTAGCTGAAATGGTCGGCAATGAAACAAAAAAACTAAGATTAAGTAAGGCGACCTTAAGGCAATATGGTGTTGAACCTTCAAATGCTTATGCACTAACAGCTTTTGGAAATTCAATGTCTCCTGTTATTAACAACGGTGCTATTGTTTACGTTGATGTCGGGAGAACAAATATTGTTGATGGTAAAATCTATGCAATAAACCATGGGGGTTTGTTTAAATTTAAGTATTTATACAGGTTGCCGAAAGGTGGCGTGAAAATAGTAAGTGAAAATAAGGAGGAATATCCTGATGAGTTCCTTACTGCTGAGGATATTATTGAACAGGAATTTACGGTAGTTGCTTACGCATTTAACGTACAAAACTCACTTCCATAAACAAATAAACATAGTGTTTCAAAAAGACCGCTTAATGCGGTCTTTTTTTATGTCTATGTTTAGAAACAAGAAAACAAAATAATAAACATTTGTTTGCTTTTCTTCTTGACTACAGTAAACACCACGTTTACTATTATCTCACCAGATAACAAAAAAGTCCCAGACATTCGACCGACGGGACTTTTACTCAATGAGTGAGAAGATTATGAATCAAAGAATTGAAAAGTACAAGTTTAGCCAAGCCTTTAGGGATGGCTCGAAAGCATTCGTAGCTTTCTGGGTAATGACATTCATCATTGTTTCCTTCTTACGTGGCTGTGCAGACGAGCAACACGTCAACGAACTCAAAGCAAAACAGAACATGTATGTCCGCGTTCAGGTTGAGGGGGTGAAGTGATGGGTATTAAAAAATTAGTAACGATCACTGTTGAAGCTCAAATTGAAATTGAACTTCCAGAATGGGCTTCCAATCCAACTGAAAAGGATATTGAGGATATTAATTACTGTGGGTTTGATGTTGAAGATTCAGATGACATTTACAAACAAGCAGCACGTCTTATTTTGATGGGATATGCAGAATGCAATAACGATGTATATGGCGTTCTTCATGAGTCTTGGAGAAAAGGACATATTGAAAATTCTGAAAATTTGTCCTTCTACAAACTTGAAGATTTATATGTTGAGGACTGCACTGTTGAGGAGCCCTCTCATGGATAACTACAAAATCATTAATACTCACACAAATGAGATTATCAAGGCCCTTAATGACCTTGGCTATGTATGGACACCAAAGAAGTTTGATGAACAAGATTGCTTGCTAAAAGCACATTGGATTCTAGCTAAAGAGAAAGGTGAAATTGCATATTCAAGTGGCACTCATATTGATTCTCCACTTGTATTTACAGAACTCACCCTCCCTCAGCTTCAAGACCTTGTTGTGTTGAAGCGGAATGATGTGAAGGATGCGACTCATGAAGATCAATATGGTGATAAGTGGCTTTATTTGGATGAAAGACACTATGTCTATCTAAATGATCAGTGGGATTTACCTATTGGTGAGTTCTTAGAAAGATATGAACTAAAACCAATATTGCCAGTAAAAAACCAAGACCCAGCCTTGTTTAGCATTGACGATGTTTGGAAGGCCTTCTGGAAGAATCAAAAGGTTCAATATAGCTTTGATGATGACAATAACTGGCAAGATGATATTGAAAGTCTAAAGATTGAAGATATCAAAAGCGGTCATTATCAATTCCGCCTCAAACCCCAAACCATCAAGCTTGAACTTGAGCTGCCGAAGCCTTTTGAGCCGAAGGTGGGTGAAGAAGTTTTCTATATCAATGACACAAATAAAACTGGTTATTGCGTAGATGAGCATCAAGCACATTACAACTATAACTTTGGCGTGTGGCGCACCGAAGCAGAAGTAAAACAAGTTGTAGAGCAACTCAGAAAGATACGAGGTGCATCATGATCATAGCCCTTTTAGATATCGTGCTATTTAACCTTATCTTGGCGGTTCACTGGGGGATTATCTAATGAACATGTTAGCCAATATCTCGTTTGATGCTGCTGTATTCACAAGCCTTGAAGTGATGAATGTAGGTGTTGAGGATGGCGTTGTTCAGTTCTCTTTATCAGTTCCAAATGCTGATCACATCTACATCGTAGCAAGTGTCAAAGGAATTGAGAAAAACGACACTTTCGAATATGGCGAAGGCTTGGACTATCAAGACTGGAAAGATGTGGACTACACGATGATGACAGTCGATTCAAGTAGCCGACCACATGTCGATGAATACAACTATGTCGATGCAGTTGAAGGTATGCCCTTTGCCCTAACTTCAACTCAAATCCAAAAGTTGAATGAGTATTTAGAAGAACTGGCAAGAGAGGAAAAAATCAATGAGTTGAGAGGTGGGTGATGGAAGTTAAAAGCGTACATGCACACCACATTCCAGCAAACAATGGTGTAGATCCAATCGATGTATTTGTTGTGTGGTATGGCGAACAAGCATTTCAAGTAACTATTCGTTGTTGGGATTGTGCTTGGACTGCTTACCGTGGAAGTTGTGGTTTCAAGACTATTGAAGAGTACTTCTTGGAACAATGGTACAGCCAAGAATGTCATGAACATGTTGTTCAACTCTTTACAACCACATCACGACATACAACTCAGAAAGAAGAAAAGTGGTTGTTTAAAGTTGTCAGAAGTATGTGCCAACACTTCAAACAGTTAGCAGAAAAGAATTAGGAGAAGATTATGAATGCGCCAGTGCAACACTCAGGACAAAACCCTTTTGCAGTAACTGCTCCTACAACTCAAGCAATGTCTACAGTTCAATCTGATAGTCAACGTGCAATTGCAGAAGTTCAAGCTGCTTTAGTTATTGCTAAGCAGTTCCCACGTAACCCAATTGAAGCTTATGACCGGATTATGAACGCTTGCCAGCGTCCCGGCTTAGCTCAATCGGCTGTTTATTCTTATGCTCGTGGTGGAAGTTCAGTAACAGGACCATCAATTCGACTTGCTGAAATGCTTGCTCAGAATTGGGGAAATATTCAGTACGGCATCCGTGAATTATCTTCTGAAAATGGTGAATCAACGGTTGAAGCATTTGCTTGGGATGTTGAGACAAATACCCGTCAAACAAAGGTATTTCAGGTTCCTCATATTCGCTATACACGCAATGGATCTAAAAAATTAACTGATCCGCGCGATATTTATGAATTGGTTGCAAACAATGGTGCTCGTCGTCTACGTGCATGCATTTTAGGTGTAATACCGGGTGATGTAATTGATGATGCAGTTAATCAGTGTGAAAAAACAATCCATGCAAGTGCGGACACTTCACCAGAAGCGGTACAAAAGCTTGTTGTAGCCTTTGAGCAATTTAATGTCACCAAGAAAGACATTGAAGACTACATTCAGCGTCGTCTTGATGCTATCACGGCAGCCAATATCGTTGCGCTTCGCAAGATTTTCACTAGCTTACGAGATGGTATGAGCTCACCTAAAGACTGGTTTAAAAATGTCATTGTGAAGGAAGTTGGAGAAGTTCAAGAAGTTAAACCAACTGTACCAGACAACGAGTTCCCGGTTCTCTTAGAGCAGATCAAAGCCGATGCAGTTTCTAAAGAATATGTATTAGAAGGCTATGCACTTACTAATGCACAAATAGCTGAGGTGAATGCACTATGAAGCTATTCCGATGCTCAAGCCTACATAAGCTTGTAGGCGACCCTAAAACTAAAGGCTCAGTTCTTAGCGATACAGCTAAGACTGAGATCAGAACAATCGTTAAGGAGGACTTGACCACGTTCAAGTCTTTCAAAGGCAACCAGTACACAGCTAAAGGTAATGCGCTTGAAGAAATCGCAATTAGCCTGTCTGGTAAGGTTCGTTTTCGTCAGTATTTAAAACATCAAGGCCGTTGGGAAAATGAATTAATTACTGGTGAATGCGACATTCTTGATCTGAATAACAAGCTGATCATCGACACTAAATGTACTTGGGATATTGGTACTCATCCATTCTTTAAAGATGAAGCAGAAGAAAAGGCAAAGAAGGCTGGTTATGACTGGCAGATGCAAGGCTACATGTGGCTTTACGACTGTGAGCAAGCAATGGTTGATTTCTGGCTACTCCCTTGCCCTATCGAGCTTACAAATGATTGGGATGATAGAGAACAGCTTATTGATTTAGTTGAGCGTATCGACCTTCGAGAACGCTTAACAACTGTCACCTACAAACGTGACGAAGCAATGATCCAAAAGATCAAAGACAAAATTCCACACGCTCAAGAGTACTACGAAAAGTTATATCAAGAGCGCATTAAGGCAAAGGTGGCAGCATGACAGATTTGAATAAGGAAAGAGAGGCTTTTCTAGTATATCTGAGAACTAAAGGTGTGATTAAAGTTGGCTGGAATAGTTTAGGCGTTTTAACAAACCTAGTTCGTGAAGCTGGATGCACTCTTGGCTATAACGATATTGAATTAATGCAAGAAGTTTGGATGGAAAAAGCCAAAGCTCAGGCGGTGCCAACTTGGATCAGTGTAGATGATGAATGGCCGCCTACTGACATAATGGTACTTATTTGTTGGGCAGATGCTCCTGATGTCACCCCAGAACAAGACTATATGACTATTGATGAGGATTTAAATAGCGTATGGGCAAACTATCAAAATGATCCACCTTCACATTGGATGCATTTTCACAGTGTGCCAAACGTATCGGGAGCTGAACAATGAGCATAACACTTAGCGGTCATCAACTAAAAAGCCTTCTCGAATTTGTAAATCCAGATGGTGAGAAAGATTTAGATCAACTTGATACTGAACTAACTATTAAATTTTTTGAAGATGGGCACAGTGGAAAAGGCTATTACTTTTGGATGACCGAATATCCAGATGAAGGTGCAATGAAGTTGGATATTGAATCGGGAGCTGAGGGATGAACACAATGGCCCAAAGCAAGCTGTTTGGTCTTGCTGAAAATAGAACAGATGTATGGTCAACACCGCAAGATTTTTTTGAAAAATTGGATCGAGTTTTTAACTTTGATTTAGATGTTTGTGCTCTGCCTGAGAATGCCAAATGTGAGCGCTACTTCACGCCTGAAATTGATGGGCTGAAACAAGAATGGTCTGGAACATGTTGGATGAATCCACCATACGGCCGTGAAATTGTAGATTGGGTTGCCAAAGCAGCAGAAACAGCAAGTAAGGGTCATACGGTAGTTGCACTCGTTCCTGTTCGCACTGATGCTCGTTGGTTTCAAGACTATTGTTTGGGTCGTGAAATTCATTTTATTCGTGGCCGCTTAAAGTTTGGCGGTTCATCATCTAATGCGCCATTTGGTTGTTGCGTTGTCGTATTTCGTCCAAGTCTTAAAGATGTTCAGTGGATTGTGACAGAGACTGATTTCAGAAAAGCGGAAAGTAAGGAGGGGTAATGGGACAAGTAGTTAAAATAGAGGCTAGTATTCTAGAAAAGATTGTTGCAGTAGCTGAACGTATTGCCCAGTCAAAAGAAGAACGCCGAGTTGGTCGTGAAGAATTTGCACACATGCTCAATATCGAACCTGAAACTCTAGACGCTCGAATTCGTGAAGGCAGATACCATAGGCCTTATAAGGATGGGCGAAAAAGTTTTTGGTTATTGTCATACGTGCAATCTGTCGTTACAGACACAAAAGAATCTGGTAAAGTAGCCACCTATTGA